GTGTTTGAAAAATGGTCCTCCGTTAAATTCTTCGCCTTTGTCTCGTGTTCCTTTATAATCTGAAAATAAAGCATTTCTCCAAATAGATTTGCGAGGACAATCACGCACCGCTATAATTGTAGATTTTTTCTTATGTATTTTTTGCTTCTTTTTAAAAGTAGTTAGCGATTCACTAAATGTTTTCATAAACTTTTCTACAAACTCTTCATTTTCGTATGGATTATTTAAAGGTGATTCGGGATTAGAGTGTCCCCACCATTGAACAATAGCAAAATATCTATAAAATATCCAATAACTTGTATCTACTAATACGAATATTTTTGGTTCTTGTGCTTGTATTTGCGTTTGAGCCATTTATATAGTATTAGTGCTAAGTATTTATATTATTGATGTATATTATCAATTTTTTTTTATATATATATAACTTATTTAAAGTTATTTTTAAATTTTAATTAGATGATTAATGAATAATAATACATATAAAAGCGGAATTCTTATTGCTTGTAACGTTATTAATGTTATTTATCATGTACCTCAAATAATAAAAACTTATCGCACAAAATCAGTTAAAGATTTTGATTCGTATTATTTATTTTTGGGTAATCTTCATAGTTTTTGTTGGGTATTATATAGTATTGAAGATCGCAATGGTTTAATGATGTTTAATAGTTGTGTTACAATGTTTTCTATTTCTTTTGTAAGTTATTATAAAATTCATTCATATATTATTGAGCGTTATAAAAGTAAAAATATATGCACTAGTACTATTAAAGAAAATAAAGAAAATAAAGAAAATAAAGAAAATAAAGAAATTAAAATAGTAGCTGTTACTTGTGATTAATCTTCTTTTATATAACTATTATTGCATAATTTTTTTATTATTTTTTCTTCGTTATGTTCTTTGTTATTTGCTATTGCTACTAATGTATGTGTATAATAATTTTGTTTAGATTCATTATTTTGAAAATCTGGATTTTCTTTAGTCCATTTGCTTAATGCACAAAATTGTTTTGTTGATACATCTTTTATTGCCTTTCTAATCTTCTCTTTATTTACATCTTTTTCCCAATTATCATCATCTTTAATATATAATGATTCGCGTTTTATATCTGTGCAGTGAATAGGGCGTTGATATAAACCTAATTTATTCATATTTTCAATTATTACATTACTTAGTCCATTAACTATTCCATTTTGCTTTGTATAATCCAATTGTTGTAAACTAACTTGTATTGATTTAATAAAATCGCTCATGTTTATAGCATCTTTACAACGTTCATTTAAAAATACTTGAATATTAAATTTATTATTATTGTTATTGTTTGTTATAAAATTATTGCCTATTTTGGGTAATAATTCGCTTATTTGATCTTGTTGCTTAATTATAATTTCTCTCATTTCTTTATTATCATTAAGTAGTTTAATAATTAAATCATTTGTCAAAGTTAGTTGATTATTGGAATTATTTACACTATTTGCACTATTTGCACTATTTGCACTATTTGAATTATTTGAATTATCAATTATTTTTCCATTTTCCATATAAGCACATTTTTTCTTATGAGCATATAACCCTTGTCTGCTCTTATATTTTTTCCCGCAACTACATAATATTTCATTTAGATTTGCGGATTTTTCTTCTATATTTGTCAACACTATGTCAACATTTATATTGTTTTTATGTTTTGCTGTATTAATATGTTTCGTGTAATCTTTCTTATCGCACGTATTATAGTCACAACATATACATATGAATTCTTTGCGGATTTTTGCGGATTTTTTTGTAAACATTAGCACTATTAATATTTAAATAGATATTGTATTTAAATATTTTACTTTAAATATTCGGATTTTTGCGGATTTCTAGTAAATAAATGTCAAATACTTTAAAATATATTGTATTTTAAAGTATTTATTGGTATTTGTCTCATCATATATCATAAGGCAATATTGTAAGTATTTTTTGCGGATTATTGCGGATAAATTTTGTCAACAAATGTCAACAAAAAATTAGCCAGAATTTGCGAAAAATTTGTGAAAAAATTTATGGTAAGGTGTTTTTGATTGTTAAATACTTACTATTCAACTCTTTATGATTTAAACTATAAAATTATTTGCAAATTTATCATTTTTTTATAAAAGCTTTAATTATCTAAAAATAGGACATTTATAAATGTCCATTTTCCAAAAAAATTGCGAAATTTATTTTCTCAAAATTTACACATTAGTAGTTTATAGAATTATATATTAATATTTTAAATTAATAAAAAATATTAATAGTATTAGCATAAGAGAGATTTGCAAGAATATTATGTTTTATAATGCGTCCTAGACCCCCCATAATACGAAATGCCAAAATTCTATATCTCTAGTAACTCGCTTAATTTATTCAAATTAGTTATTACTCTTGAGCGAGTTACATATAAATTTTTAGATAATTGTTTTGCAAAAGTATTAGCTGTAGGTACGCTTATAATAAATTTATTAAATTCTTCTGTTAAATTCAAATTATATTTATAAAATACTTTACTTAAATCTGTTATTATTTTGATAGATATTTCAGTTGTAGTATTTATTTTAAAATATTTAATATTTTCATTTATAAATTCCTGTTTTTTACTAGGATTTAAATTATTTAATGCTTCTTTATTGTCTGTAATAGCATATAGTAACTTTTCTACATTAGTATAATTTTGATGCTGAAGTATATCATTTAAAAAAATATAATAAGCATTTTGATTTTCTTTATTAGGAAAACAACATATACCAAAATCTATTATACCTAATTTATATTTTGGGACGTCATTATTTGTCGAACTAGGTTCATCGTTTATATAAAAGAACACATTCCCACTATGCAAGTCACAATGAACAACTGAATGATATAAAATTCCTAACATACCAAATTTGTTAATTAAATATGCAAATTCTTCTTTAATAGTTTCACTCATGTTTTCTATGTCTTGAAATTTAAGTCCACTAATATTTTCCATTACTAATAGGTTGTTGTATTTTTCAGTTATATGTCTATAAACTTTTGGAAACACGTATTCTTTATTATTTTTATATTTTTTAGTAAAGATTTCGATTGCTTCAACTTCTCTTATAAAATCCATTTGATTTAATAAAATTTGTTCATTATCTAAAAGAATTTTGGTTATTTTGAGAGATTTTATATATGGAATATATTGACATACATATGAAATATATAATAACTCATTAAATACGTTTGTAAATTTCTTTAAAATATTTTTTTTCAACATTTTAATAATTACTTTATTATTAGACGAATCACTACCTTCAAAAACTACTCCTACCATACCACAATTTATTGGAATTTTACTTTTTAAAGTTATTGAAAATTCAGTTTCTAATTTATCTAATAACTCATAATCTATTTCAATAGACTTATAAGGAACATTATCAGTATATTTAAGTAAAAAATCTTGCTCATCACTATTTACTAAATCTTTATCTAAACATAATGCTTGAAATATTTTCACATATACAATATTTTCTTTTTCTAATTTTTTAGATATATTTTTTATTAAATCTAATCTTTGTGTTGGATTATTAAATAAATAATTTATACATTTTTTATTATTAAATTTTATAAATTCACAGAAAATTATTGTTATCAGTTTAGCAATTCGGAAATATATATAAATAGTGTCATATACCATTTGTTTAATAATTTAATAAATGTTAAGTTATTAAGTTATTTTAAATAATAATATATTTATGAATTTAAATTAGCAATAAACAATTTTACATTATAAAACATTTTTTTAAATATTAATCCAATCATATTATTCATATAAATAGGTAAGTCATCTTCTATTGTTAACTGAAAATCCATTGAAAATTTAACACTAATTAATTTATCAACATTATCTAGCATTGGTTCATCTATTAAAGTTATATGGGTTTTTCCAAAATTAAATATCATTGCTTCATATTTTTCTGTATCTAAATTGATAGATTTTAAATAAGTAGTTATTAAATCTTTGTGGTCATATATTAAATCTTTATTGTAAAAGGTTACGTTATTATTTAAATTATTTAAATATTTTGTAGTTCTAAATAAAACATATTTTTGTTTAATTCCTACTTCTTTGGCAATTTGTTTTAATAAAATACATACATCTGTTTCATACTCATTTATTGTATCTAAAATAAATATTTTTTCAATTAATTCAACATTTACTTTTTCAATTAAATCATAAATTGCGGTGCTTAAAAGCGTATCTATATTTACTTTGCTTGTATTTAAATTATTAAACTCAAATTGTAAATTATATACTTTATTATTACTTGAAGGTATGTTTATTTCACTTAATAATATATTTCCTTTATTACATATTAATCTAGGTTGAAACTGGTTTTCCTCATAATAAGCCATTATGATTTAATTATAATTATAATTTTATATTTAAATATAATTTTATCATTTTTAAATATATAATTTTAATATTATTTTTGTAACATTTTTCTTAATATTACAAATGTAAAAAAATAATCTAATAAATCATTTGCATTGAATTCTTTATCAAAGAAAGGTTCTTTTAATATTTTAAATTCTAAAAAATGCTGATACTTTTTCTCTCCACGTAGCGGAATAATATTTGTATATTTATTTAATACTTCGCAAAATTTAGATTTTAATAATAAACTATAATATTTATAATTTAGTTTGCTTGTAACTTGTATTCTATTTAGACTATCTTTTTCATTTGTATAAAATAAATTTTCCTTTGTTCTATATTTATTATATTTAATAAAATTATGTTGAATAAAATCTAAATGACCATATATTTTAGAAGTCAATGTTTTATTAATACCATTATATGATATTAAATATGCTGCTGTGCTTCCACAAGCAATATGTGTGTTATATGTGTCTTTTGTTGCTATAAAACCATCACTATGTAATTGAATAATATCCCAATTGCTATCTAGTACTTGAATTTCATATATAGATTTATTGAGGCGTTCATAAAATTCTTCTTTATCATATAATGGAAAAGCATCATCTTCCATTATAAGATAAAAAAGTTTATGATCATTTGTTTTTTCGCTATAATTAGACTTTATGTGTTTACAACATAATATATGACTTAAAGCACAACCGATAACAGATTTAGGAGCAAAATTTTTAGCATAAGTAGAAATGTATTGTTGATATTCCGGTTCTAAGTGCTCATTTTTTATTGCATTGATTCCGCTGAATCTCTCTACGTTTAAGCCAATATTTAATAATAGTGGTAATTGTTTAGTGTAATTAGTTTTATAATCATCCAAATTTACTATATACGTTTTTAAATTACTATAATCTGAGTTTATAGGATAATTTTTTATCATTATTACTATTAATAATAATTAAAATTTATATATTATTAACTAAATATTATAAATTTTAAATAATTTTTAATAATTTTAAATATATATTATAATTATTTAAAAATTGATATTTAATTATTATATAATTAAATATTATTAAATATATAATGGTGCTTATGTATACTGTCGCTGTAACAAAAGATAAAACAACTATTTATATGAAAGTTCCTTATGATTGCTTATCATATAAACAAAAAATGCACAGAGGAATTGTTAAATTAAATATTAAAAAACCTAGTGTTAGTGTAAATAATGATGAATTAAAGAATCGTGATTCAAAAAATGAGGAGTTAGAAATAGAATAAAGTTTATCAAAAATATTTACATTTGTAATTGTGTTAGTAAATCTGTTAATGATTTAGGTTTTGAAAGCAATTTAGTTTTAGTTTTTGCCTTATTTTTTTCAACTCTTAATTTATGTATTAACCAAGTATGTGGATTATTCATATTTGGGTCAATTTGTAAATTTAATCGAATAACTTGTGAACGACAATGATTACTACAACACATACAATCAAATCCAAAATATAAAGTACAACATTCAGAAATTATTTTATTACAAAAATCACAAGTAAATTCCATACTATTTACAATGTATAATATTTTTTTATAATATTTTTATAATATTTTTATAATTTTTTTATAATATTTTTATAAATATAGTGTATTTATAAATATATTTTTAAACATGATTTTTAAAGGAGGAACTGTTTTATTTGATACTAAAATAAAAAATGTAAAAGAAATAATATTAGAAATATTACAACATAATGATACAACAAGTGAATTTCTTCATAAGAATAATCCAGGACAGGGTGTTACGTATATATTTAAAATAAATTTTAACAGTGAAATATTTAGTAAATATTTTTTTAAAATAGATAAAAATATACAGGCACCTAAAGTTTTAATTATTAAACTTCTAGCACATAATTTTATTTCTAGCATTCTTCTTTTGGGAATGCCTGGACGAAATAATACAGCTAAATTACGACCAATTACTATACGCGAAAGTCAATTTCAAAATGAAATTATTATTAATAAAACACTTGGTTCACAAAGTAATATTGTGCCATTATGTCCAAGTTTACTTTATCACGAACGTATAAATAATGGAGGAGGCGAATCAAGTTTAACAACACTTGGTAAAGCATTTTATAATTTGATTAAAAAAGATAAGACACAATTTGATTCTTTTGAGACATACTTACTTGACACATTAAGAACACAAGACAAATCAATACCTATGCGTGATAGCACATTAGAAATAAAAGACTATGCATTATACAATGTAATACAAGAAATGATTATTATGGAATATGTTGATTGTAAAACATTATTTCAAATATATCATGTTAATTCTAAAAATAGTACCGAAGAAAAACAGTTAAAAAATGGTGTGAAATTTTTATATAACACTAAAATAAATTTACCAAAAATACATACAGAGGAAGTGTTTTATTTACTTTATTTGGCAACATTATTGGCACTCGAAGGTTATAGTCATGGCGACCTTCATACAAATAATGTCTTAGTTTGTTCAGAATTACAAGAAAAAACAGATAAAATATATGAAGCAAAAATAAATGTAAATCCAATTTTAATTGATTTTGGAAAAGCAGAAAAAATAGAGGATTTACAGTTTCGAGTTTTATTACTAGGTGTTACTCCTATAACAAGAGAAAAAAAATTGTGGGAAAAAAACAAAGTACCCGCAAAATTTATAGATATATATTACGAAGCAATAAATCATAGTAATAACATAGCACAATTTATTAATGAAAAACTTGAAAATGGAGAATTTGTATATGCTATAATAGTTATTAGTATGTGTATAAGTAAAACTACTTCAATTAAAGAACCATCAATGTTTATGTATGCTTTCTTTAAGAATGATTACAACACAGTATATGCAACTTTTTATAGTATGTTTGATGAAATAATTGTAATGGATGAAAAAACTAGAGATTATAACAAGATAGTTATTGATTATGATGCAAAAATTAAACAATTTATAGAATTAAGAAAACAATTAATAGAATCAAAAAAACAATTAATGCATTTACAAGAAGTTGATGATGATAAATTAGTTTTAGAAAGGCAAACAAGTTCTATTAGACCAACATTTAGTATGACACACGCAACAGGCATTAAGAAACAATATCAAAAAAAAACACGAAGACGAAGACGAAGACAAAGTCGAAGACAAAGAACTTTATATAAAAATAAGTCAAGGAAAGCTAAGAAAAACTAACTAGTCATAATAACATATATATTGTGTTATATATGTTGTTAAAATAATAAATTTAAATTTAAAAATATATATTTTATTCATTTGGTCTTTAAATATGATGACCATTACAAATATGATTAACATGACCTGTTGGTAAATCTAAAATATAAGAATAATAACCATCTTCCATATATTTTTTATTTATTGAATATTCACCGATAAACATATTATTATTATCGATAGTATATTCACAATTATATAAATATGGATGAAATTTTAAACAATCTAATGTTTTTCTTAATCCTGGATTAAATGTTATTCCTCCCCAAGTATATTTATTACCATTGTAAAAATAAGAAAAATCTTTTTTCATTAAATAATACCCTCTATTTAAATTATCATAAATAATAGGATGATTAGATGTTTCATGATGTGGTCTTAACCAAATTGTATAGATTTTTTCATTTGGATTTTCTTTAAAAATTTTCATAGATTTTTCAATAAAACCTCTTTCTAAAAATTCCCAATCTTCTTCACAATGAAAAATATATTTTGTTTTAACATACGAATATAATTTATCAATTGATTTTGTTTTACCAATATTTTGTTTATTGTATAAAGAACGTATTTTTATGTATGATTTATATTTTGTTACAACATCTTCATTACAATTAATTATTCCCGAATCATCTAAAATTATAAATTCTTTAATTGGATATGTATTATATTTTATAAAAGATTCTAATGTTAAATCTAATAATTTTGTACGATTACAAGAAGTTAATAAAACAGTAACATCATCGCTTGAATCTATTTTATTTTGTTTAATATTATAAATTATTTCTTTATTTTGTTTATATAATTTTAAATCTTCTTTTTCGTTTAAATCTAATAAATTATACATATCTTCATTTCTTTTTAAATTCATATGATTAAACCAATTATTGATATCACCACGAGTTCCTTTAATATTTATATAAAAATCTTTAGATTGTAAATTATAATGATTAATAACTAATTCAGGAATACTATTTTCATTTATTATAAAATCATATGATAATCCATTAAAAACATTATTATGAATATTAAATGTAATTAAGTTTGATGACTTTGTAATAGTTTTATGAGAAGTTATATTTATAATAGTTTTATGAGAAGTTATATATGTATTCATTGGATTATATATAGCTCTTTTTGTAAAACTTTCTACAACAGATAAAGGTTGTAATATATTATCGTTACCCGCAAAATGTAACCAATAAATAATTAATTGTGAATAATTATCATATTTTATTAAAATATTTTTTAAATTAATTTCATTTGGAGAATATAAAAATTCATCCATATCAAGTATTGATATCCATTTAGAATTATTTTTAATTGGCATAAAGTATTTTTCATAAATTAAACATTGTCTTCCAACATTTTCTGTAATTATATCATTATGATATAGAGTAATATATTCTTTATATTTTTCAATAATTGGTAAAAAATTATCTGTACTAAAATCATTTACTAAATAGAAATATTCGACCCCATGAAGTAAAAAATGATTTATCCATTCTTCTAAAATATGTGATTCATTTTTAAAAACACTACAAACTACAAATGTAAACATTTATATAAAACACATTATACGTTATTGTTTATATGTATATATGTATATATTTATATAAATTTAAATATTAATTTAAATATTAATATAAATTTAAATATTAATTTAAATATTAATTTAAATATAATTAATGAATAAAGTAACTGTAGTAACTTGTTATTACAAATTTCCTTCAAAACATACATTTAATCAGTATGATTTATGGATGAATAATTTTTTACAAAATATAGATTGTAATTTAGTTATATTTACATCACCGGAGTTAGAACAATATATCATGAAAAAAAGAGAGAAATTTAAAGATAATACTAAAATTATAATAGAAACTATTGATACCAATGAAATTTATTTAAAATATAAAAATGAATGGGAATATCAATATGAAATAGATAATTATAAAGATTGTAATAGAAATCCAAATTGTTATATTATTTGGAATTCAAAATTAAATTATTTAAAAAAAGTTATTGAATTAAATCCATTTCAAGGAGATAAATTTGTATGGACAGATATTGGGTGTTTACGAGACAACGATCCGTTATTAATTGAAGAACTTAAAAATTATCCTAAATATGAAAACGTATCTCGAGGAAAATTAGATATTGTTTTATTGGAACCATTTACAGATTTTAGTCAAGAATATTTTCAAGACGAAATTCATTTTGCAGGAGCTATGTTTGGTTCTGATAAAGAGACAATATTAAAAGTACATGAATTATTTTATACAAGATTACAAAATTTTATTGAAAATAAAATGTTTATTGGATGTGATCAACAAACTTTTTCTTCAATTTATTTAACAAATAAAGAATTATTTAATCCAATCATTCCAACAATTAGTTATATGCGTTGGTTTTATTTATGGGAATATTATTCTTTATAAAATTTATAATATAACGTATTTTCACAAGGTTTTTTCATTGATAACCAATTATGTTTATCAAGAACTGGATAATCGGGTAAATAACAAGTTTTAACTTTATCTGATAAAAATACAGCAGACCAAGAAAATGTTGACATACAACAAATTGCAATCTCTGCATTTTTTATTATATGAAAATCAGTTAAAATATCGTTATTTTCATAGACAATATTTAAATTATTTGTTTTAAAATAATTTATTAATTGTTCTATATATTCTTTTTCTATTTCTGTTTTTAAATTTTCACTAATTATTATTATTTTTTTATTTTCAAAATCTAATGTATCAAACAATTTATAATAATAATCTAAATTAATTATTACTCTGTAAGGAAAAATATTGTGTATAAAATCACCAAGTCTTACGTGTATAACAATATCATAGTATTTATTAAAATTATTAGGAGTATCAATCAATTCTTTCAAAAAAAATGTTTTATATTCATTTGAAGAAGAACATGTTGTAATTGTATGTAAATTTTTATTTTTTTCTATATAATCAAATATTTCTTTTTTAAATTCAATATAATCATGCTGATAAAATTTGTCTAACATAATTTTTTGTGGTAAATATATAGGTTTTTTTATAAGAATAGTCTTAATTTCTTCTTCAGAAATTTTTTTATAATCATTAGTATTAAATGATGTATATAAAAGATTTTTAAATTGATATCCATATTTAATAGATAAAATACAACTAGCTAAATATCGAAAAATAGCATTTCCTAATCCACCACATGGTATAAATACAACTTCCATATTATTTTTGAATATATATTAAAATTATAATATACTTTTAATATGTATTTAATATATATTTTTAAAAAATATATATTTAAAAATTTAAATATCTAAACTCACAATATTTTTATCGCTTCGTTGTCTGCGCTTAGATTTTGTTGGTATTTTAGCATTTGTTAAATCTCTCAAGTCTTCAATACTAATAGTGCTAGATTCATTGTTTCTTTTTTCATTAACATCAACTTGTTTGGTTTTTAGACCACTTAATAAGGATGCAATATTTTGACTAGAAGGAGCAATTGAAGGACCTTTCATTTCTGGGCGTGTAATTCGTTGTTCACTATAAGGATTACCTTCTCCGTTATCCATTTCCATACCACGCGCAGACATAATATCTGGACGATTTATAATGTTTTGCACTCTTTGACTGCGTTCAGGTAATTTAGACTCAACAGGTGGTGGTGGTGGACCGGAATTTACATTTGGCGGCATTGATGCTCCAAATCCTGGATTAGCACCGTTGTTTCCAAATAGTCCATTCATAAATCCACCTAATCCAGGTTTTGATTGACCCATTGTATTCACTGCTGCTTGAGTAAATTGTTTCATTAATTCTGGATTTTGTCGCATAATATCATCCATACCTGGCATCGAAGATTTAAATAATGTATTTGACATATGAATCATCATTCCTGAACCGCCTAATTGAAACAATAATTTCAATTCGGGAGACATTTTTGCTTTGGATTTATATTTTTCATGCAATTCAGCAAAAATTTCATCATATTCATCAATATTTTCATTAATTTGTTCTCCCCAACCATCAAGTTTAATATCAAAAGGGTCAAACTTATTATTTAAAAATTCTAATCCAGTTATACAAGCCATCAACATTTTTCCTTGAAACTTAATTGCATTTGATTTTTCTTTCTCAGCAATAATGGTTTCGTATTCTCCAATCATTTCATTTAAATTAGAGTCCATATTATAACGCTTGCTAAGTGTGACACCTTTTCTCTCTAAGTCTTCTAACTTGCGTAAATATTTGAATTTTTCTTTTAACTCTTCTTCTTTAGTTAATTCAGGTTTTTCTTGTGCTTTATCTAAATTTATTGGTACATTATTAAATTTACCAAATCCATCCCAAGTCTTATTTTCATTCATATTTGCTGTCGATTTACCTAAATTAATTGGGTCATTTTCACTATTTTTAGTAACTGGTTTTATATTAGAACCATTATTTTTAGTATCACCAAATAAACCTCCGAAAATAGATTTTTTGTTGGCACCTGTTGATTGATTATAATTTATTTCTTTTTTATTATCGGTACTAGTGTTCAACTTTAGTTTGTCATCAAACTGTCTAGAACTACTATTTTCTGTTAAATCATTTAATTCATTTTCTAAAGTAGTAATATCGTCAATACCTATTGATGAAGATGCTTTTTTATCATTAATATTTTTTCCATTCATTAATAATTCAATACCGCCTCCAAAATTAGAAGATGGTCTTTTCGATATAATTTCTTCTACTTCACCCTCTATGTCTGAATCATTTATTTTAAATTCTGGAATTTGAAAATTATCAATATTTAAAGTTTCAGGTTCTATTTCTATAATATCCATTAAAACTATTATGATAAAAATAGAAGTTTAATTTTTAAATACTCCGCAATATATATTATATATTAATTTTAATTAATATATAATAATTTACAATTATTTATTTTAATACATTAAAGTTTTCTAAATAATAAATTCCTTGCAAAAAACAATCTGCTAAATCATCTTTTTTTGAATGTTTAATAAAAAAAGCATGATCTTGAGACATATTTTTATGTTCTAATAGTTGTTTTGTATAATAAATACTGAGTTTCTTTCGTTCATTATATGATAATTTTTTTTCTTTAATATCTTTAATATCTTTGCCGTCTTTCATATCATTAACATCGTTATAATCTTTATAATCATTAACATATTTACTTTCTTTGCTAGTAAATGGTTTTAATTTATTTGTTGCTGATATAAATTTAATATTATAATTATTACAATCTATAAAGTATTGAGATATCATACCCTGAATAGTTTTCATTCTATTAGCAAGTGGACTAATCTGATTTTCTAAAATAATTTGGTCAATACTAGATAAATCAAAATTTTTAAATAGTTCATTTAATTCATTTTTTATACTAATTCCTATATCTATTAAATTTACATTATTTGCATTAACAGTTTCAATAACTTCAAAACATGTAGAATTTAAATATTCTTCTATTAATTTAATTAGTGAAGCTTTATTTATAGGTTTTTCTATTTTAATTTGATATTGTTCAATGAGTGCGGAGAGATTGGTTACAGATTGTTTATGTAATGTTTTAATATTACACGTTGGTAAACTATATTCGGTTTTTTTTGTATGATTTTTGCAGTAAAACACATTGTCTTTATGAAATTTGGCTTCTTTTGAGCAACATTTTTCATTACAAGAAATTAATTTGTTACATAAATTTATTACATCCCATTTTATAATTTTAAATTCTTTAAAATCTTTTAATTCATTAGCATTGGTATTGGCATTAACATCACATTCTAAAATCGCATATGCTAAATTTTTAATACCAATATCTATGCTTAATATTTTCATAAGTATTATAGGTTTATTATTATTAATATTATATATTATTAATTAATTATATAATATTTATTCATTTGTTTTTATATATTATAATATAAGTTTATTTATAAGCACCTAAGCATATTGAATATTGTAATCTTGAAATATAGTAAGTCAGTGCTAATGTAAGAAAATATGACATTGCAAAACCAAATATCTTGTAATTATTTTTATATATACCCATTATTCCTATAAGTAATGATATTACTGCTAATGCTAAAGCTATATATCCTAAAAAATAAAAATACATACAATGTTCTTTTGTTAAAGGAGACATCAAACCATCAAAAAAATTCATATTATATAATATAATAAAATATTAAAATATTATTGATTGGCATTAATTATATACTTTGACACGTGTTTTTGCGCATCTAATTGTTGCTTAGACAAATATATATTTTTTAAATCACTTGTTTCATACCCATATGGTTGGTCGCGTGATAAAATTGAATTAAAAATATAAGGAGTTTGGTTGGAAACTAAAAGTTCTGAGTTATTATTTGGATTTGCACCGCATTCAATGTAAGAAGTATATTGATTATTTTTTATAATAGTGTCAGCATTTACTTGTAAATATTTTCTATAATCGCTATTGTTTTTAATATTTTTATTATTTTGAAAAACACTATCGTTGAGTGCCGACGAATAATAATTGCTAAATAATCTAGAATCATCCATTAAAGGGGGAAAATTGAAGTGAATGTTATTAGAACCACTATAACAAGTTCCCCAACTCATAAAATTAATATTATATTATGTAATAATATTAATTTTTTATAGATTCTATAATATAAAATGTATTAAAATATATCTTTATTTAACTTTGTTGGAAGTCCATGACCAAACATTACCATGTATATTAAAACAAAAGCAGCTATTAAAATGCTTCTATTTTCAGCAACAATAGGTCTTTGACCAAGAGCATAAATCATAATAATATACAATACTACTCCAAGTATAAGTGAATGAATTACCATAAATAATCCTCTTTCCATTTTGTATATATAATCAATATTATATCCATTTTTTCTTCATGTTTATTAGTTTTGTAGTAATTTTACTAAATCAGACTTTTTCATTTTTTGTGCTGTTTCATTATCTGTTAAATTTTTTGTAACAACCAAAGTCTTTAAATCATCTACTTTCATTTTTGAATAATTTTTTCTTTCACCTGTTTTATCATTTGAATTATCAATATTTTCTAAATTTATTATTTTGGGATTGTTATTTGTATCTAAAGTAAATGAATCTAAGTTTATAGGTAAATTTTTCAAAAATGTTTCATCATCAATAGTTGAAATACTTTGTTCATTTAATTTAATATTTTCTAAACCTTCTAATTCTTCTAATTCTTCTAATTCTTCTAATTCTTCTAATTCTTCTAAATCTTCTACTAATTTATTATTAGAAATTGTTAAATTTTCTAAATCATCTTCACAATCTTCATCTCCGTCTTCATCTTCATCATCTTCATCATCTTCATCTTCATCTTCATCGTCTTCATCGTCTTCATCGTCTTCATCTTCATCTTCATCGTCTTCGTCTTCATCATCATCATCGTCTTCGTCTTCATCATCATTTTTATTGTCATCTTCATCTTCATCTTCATCTTCATCTTCGTCTTCGTCGTCTGATACAGAGATTTTTTCTCCTAAATTAATTTTCTTAATTTTATCAAATTCTACATATTCAGTTCTATTATTTTCAACATTAATATCCTTATCCTTATCTTTATCTTTATCTTTATCTTTATTTTTATTATGTGAGCTATTTAGTAAGCTAAAATGTTGCATTTGAATATTATAATTTATAATAAAATTTTGTAAAATTTTACCGTGCTCAATTACACTTTTTTCTAATAAATTTAGTCTCCTATAACAATACAACATAATTCCTCCACTTATCAATAATATTAATCCAAATGCTAATAAAAATCCTGAATCTATAAATTTAAATAAAAATGACATTTATATTATTGTTTAATTATATTATTTTAAGTATTGTTTAACGAATAATATAATATTTAGTTTTTCATATTTGTAATAATATTTTCTGGATAATTTAAATCTTTAAGCACTTTCATTGCTCCTTTTACTTTTGAAATACCTTTTTTTATTTTATAAGTATATTCAAAATCTGTAGCGTTATTATTTACTTTCATATAGAAATTATTATTTTGTTTATTTAATTTTTTACATAATTTAATATAATGTGTTGTTAAAACGTAATCTATATTAGTAAATTTATTTAAATAATTTAAATAACCATAAGCACTATCAATAGCTTCATCTGGATTAGTTCCGCTATATAATTCATCAAATACGCAAAAGTGGTTTTTAGTAGAATTTGTTTCTATTGTTTCTAATATATTTTTACATTGTCTTGCTTCTGCTTGATATAAACTATCACGTCCTCCAGTATCTGGAATATTTATATAACAATGAATATAATCATATATTTTTATTGAGGCACTATTATAAAATCCACATCCTATTTGTTGAGATAAAATAATGTTAAATAATGTTGATTTTAGCAAAGTAGTTTTACCAGAGGCATTTGGACCAGTAATAATTATGTTTTTATCTAGTTTATACGAATTTTTTACAATTTTACATTTACTATTTTTATTCTTGTTATTTGTTTTAAGCACTTCACATTTATCTTCACATTTATCTTCACATTTATCTATAATATTTAAGTTAGCAAAATAAGCATCATCAAAAGAAGTAGGTTCAGAATTATTATAATTGCAATAATTCATAACTTTAGTATTTATAAAATTCTGCAATGTTTCTAAATTTTTCAAATAACCATTAAATCCAAATGAAAAATATAAACTACTTATAATATTTTCATTTTTATTTAAGCAATAAAAACATTTCATTAATTGTCCTAATTCTACTAATTTATTAATATTTAAAGCATATGGTGTAATTTTATTTAATTCATCTAAATAGGATGTAAAAATTGTTATATTTTTATTAATAGCATCATTAAAAGATTTATAGTTATTTAAATCTTTGGAATATTTTAAGAAATTATTGTATTTATTCAAAGAACTTACTATATAATTTTTCAAATCATATAAAGTTTCATGAATATATTTAATATTTGTAAAATATTTAATACAACTAGTAAAATTTAAATACATTTGAAAAATATAGAATCCAAAACTAAAAAGTAAATAAATTTTATTTGTAAAATTTGTATTACTAAATGAAGAAAATATTTGCCCTATAATATGATTGGAAAATACATTTTTTAAATGTTCAAAATATAGTCCAAATGTTATTTTATGTCCTTGTAGCTTTATTATAAAAAAGGGAAGCAAAAGAAACAATATTGGAATAAGCAAAGAAAAAACAGGTGAAGAAAGATTATACATACTTAGTGCTTGTAAGCATACACTATTGTTATTAAAATTACTCAATAATGGTATATCTATATATTGATAATTATTTAAAAATCCGTGATCATATATAACACTTTCACATTTATTATATATTACATCATCTGGTAATATAGTTTTGTTTTCAATAAATTCTACTTTTTTAAAAGTATTATAATTTTTTATTAATAATTGAGTCTCTAATAAAAATTCAACATTGTTTGTATAATATTTAGACCATTTATTAATAATATTTTTTTCAAATATATTTTTAGGATTGAAAACATGATAATATAAATTATACTCATCATTGATATTATTATTTTCATTACAAATCACAGATGAATTTTTTTCACAAGTATCATTTCTATTATTTAATTCTTTATGTTCATCAGTTAAAGGTTGCTTAGTTTTTACTAATTCTAGATCATTGATAATATTTTTATTCAAAAGTTGAATACTTGAACTGTCTAAATATTCAATAGGCAATTTAAAACAATCTACATATTCTTCTCTGGTGTTCAAATTAGAGTCTTCATAAAAATTTATTAGTGAGTTAATAAAATTCATTGTATTATTAATAATACAAATTACTTTATAAATAATAATATAACGAAAATAATTAAAAAAATATTATTATAATTTATTAATTATAATATTATATGTTAATTTATGATACACAATTTATTAATAATTATTATAAAACTTTGGAGGATATAAAGTTAGAACACTCAATTCAAAGTTTATTAAATACTATATTAATAACAGTTAATAATGATTTATCATTAAATAATTATGAACAAGAAACAGATAATAAATTGAAGAAAAAATCAAAGTATAAAAAATATGATAGTTATAATGGTTCAAGAGACTTTGCTAATGTAAATAAGTTCAACAAATTGAATATATTACAAACACCTAGCGTAAGAAAAGCACCAGTTGATAAAACTAAAATAAATATTGCTAAAAGTAATATTAAAGCATTATTAAATAAATTATCACCATCTAATTATAATAAATTAGAAAATGAATTTTTAATTATTTATAGTGAATTGTTAGCGTCAAGCATAGAAGATAACATAGATGAATTATATTCAATGGATAATTATATAATTGAATATATTTGTTATAACAATATATCTTATAGTTCAATATATGTTAATGTATTTTTTTCATTACTTGCTATTTACAACACTAAAAATTATAAATTAGAAAATATATTTTTATATAATGTGCTAAAAGAAAAATATGAAGATTTTTCTAATTTTGAAAAATATATTAAATGCACTAATACTAAAGAAGAAGATGAGTTTATGGTAAATAAAAATAATGATAAATACAAATGCTTTATAATTTTTATAATAAATATTTATAAAAAGTTATTTGTGTATGAATTAGAGAATATAGGAAATAATGAAACAAATAATTACATGTCTAATTTATTTATTAATACACATATTATGGAAGAATTTATTTTGCACTTGAATAAATTTTTCATAACTAATTTGCAAATTGAAAAAAATAGTGTGTATTGTGAAAATATATTAGAGTTCTTAGTAACAATATATAATGAATTATTCAAAGAAATAAGAATTATAAAAAAAATAGATACTGGTTTAAAAATATATGAAAATATTAATTCACTATTAGTTAATAAAACTGAATATATTTGTTTTACAAATAAAATAAAATTCAAATTGATGGATATTCAAGATAAATATAAAAAATATATACTATCTTAATCAAAAATTTATAATGTTATAACAATAGTAAATTATAAATGTTATAACAATAGTCAATTATAATGTTATAACAATAGTCAATTATAAATGTTATAACTTTTTATAATAAATATAATAAATATAATAGTTTAAAAATACATTTATAAAAATAAATAATATATATAATGATTACATCTAATATTGATAGCAAAGTAGAATACGCTATTGTAAATAATATTGATAAATCAGATTTAAATCACGAAGCATTTGTATATAATGCAAAAATATATAATAAGTATATAAAATTTGTTTTAGGAACACCTAGATTTGAATTTTTAACTAATAATATTATGTATTTTAATATTTATTTAGCAAATAATGGATCGGTTATATCAAAAATAGGTATATATGAAACTAATAATACAGATTATGCTTCATTATTAGATTCTAATGGGGATGTAGATTTAAATAAAATGTCTGAACCAATCATATTTCCTTTTGCTAAACCATTAATTATGAACAATTACGAGTTAATTGACAAATTTGAAACAATGTCTAATGCAAGTGATTTTAATAGTGACATAGAAACAGATGGCGAAGAAGATGAAGACGAAGACGAAGACGAAGATGAAGAAGATGATGCTATTAGTAATGAAAAACCACAAAAACTTATAAGTGAAAAATATGATTTAATGGAATTAAATAGTCAAACAAAAGAAGAAAGTGATTATGAAATTAGTAAATATGAAGAAGATATATCTAACAAATGGATTAATAATTATTTACATAGTAGTAAATATGAGATATTAGACAATGAAGGCGGTGGCGATTGTTTTTTTGCGGTTTTACGAGATGCGTTAAAAAGTGTAAAAATAGAAACATCAGTCCAATCTATTCGTGAAAAATTAGCAAATGAAGTTACTGAGGAAATATTAGCTACATATAAAGAGTTTTTCGGATTATTTTATAATAGCATGAAAACAACACAAACACAATTAAAAGAACATAAAAAGAAGCATTTAACATTAAAAAAAATGATAATGGCAAGTGCTGATGGTCCAGATAAAATGAAAATGATTAGCGATGTTAAATCAAATTTTGATAAGATGTCTTCAATTAGTGATCAAAATAAAGAATTAGAAGAATTAACAAGAGAATTTGAATTTATGAAAGATGTAGAAACAGTAGATGATTTAAAAAAAGTAATAATGAAAGTAGGAGGTAAATATTGGGCTGATAATTGGGCATTAGTTACATTAGAGAGATTATATAAAGTAAAATTTATTGTGCTATCGCAAGATCATTTTTTAAATGGTGAAAAAGAATTGGTTTTACAATGTTCAGAAGCCGATAAGAAATTACAAGAATTAGGTATTTTTGAACCATCATATTACATAATGACAGATTATATTAAAGGCATTCATTATAAGTTAATAACATATGATAAAAATATAAAACGAGGAGCATTAACATTTTCTGAATTACCATATAGAATAAAAGAATTGGTTTTAGAAAAATGTATGGAAAAAGGTGCTGGTTTGTATGTTTTAATACCTGACTTTAAAGCATTTGCCAATACAAATGGTGTATCAACATCTAGTATTAGTAAAACTAGTAAGTATGATTCATTAGTAGATACTAAAACTCCTAAATCCCAAGACTATAGTAATTCAATAATAATTCAAATATATAGTAAATCTAAACACGAAAAAGTAGGTGAAGGTAGTGGTGAATTTATAAAACCGGAAATGAAAACATTGAAAAATGTTTTAGAATTAAATAATAAGAAAAAATATCCAGAATGGCGTAAAAAAATAGATAATGATTTTTTGGTACCTAATCTAGTAATTGATGGAAATAATTGGTCCAGTGTCAAACATTATATATTAGGTTCCCGGTTTAAAGAATTGGTTGACTTATATGGTAAATTTATGAAAAATGGAGAAGTTGGAGCAAATAATGAAGAAGCAGTAAAATTATATAATTCTAATATTGTTAAAAAATCTGTTAAAAATGTTATAATGAATGATGAAGAATTTAAAAAAATAGAATCGGGTTTATTGGAAAAAGCATTATATTCGAAATTTACGCAAAATGATGAATTACGAGAAATTTTAATATTAACAGGCGATGCTTTAATAAATATTTTTAAACAAACTAAAGGAGCAATTCCAGCGCTAGAATTAATGAAAGTTCGCAAATTAATAAGTAAATAAGTAAGTAAATAAGTATTATCTTATAATATATAATATTTTTTTTAATATTATATATATTAGCATATATGTAATAGCAATATATTATTTATTTCATTTTATGATATGACGATTTGCACTTAGGATCTTTTAACGCATCTCTGAAATCCATTTTATTAGCTTTCGAAAAATTTTTAACATGGGTTATCCATTTACTTACTTTTCCTTTGCGTGTTTTCTTGTTTTTACGTCTACCACCGACTGAAGAAACATCTGGTTTATCTGATTTTGGTTCTTCCGATGCATCATCATCACTACCACCTCTATACATTTTTTTCATATATTTTTTTGATCTTCTGCGCGAATTTTTTTTAGAATTTCTTTTTCCGCGCTTTCTACGTTTGCTGCCGCCACTAGAACTAGAATATTCTGTATATTGATCACCACCTGACGCGTATGGAACAACACCACCTTCATCTCCTCCTTGTAAAGCGTCGCTCATTTATATATATTATAAATATTATAAATATTATAAATATTATAGTATTATAAATATTATAGTATTTATAATATTATAGTACTTCTAAATAAATATATTTACTTCTAAATAAATATATTTATTGTAAATAATACTATATTATTTATCTCTAAATAAATATATTTATTGTAAATAATACTATATTATTTATCTCTAAATAAATAAAAATAATTTATTTACGCATCTTAAATATTTATTTAATAAGTTTATAATTCTTGCGTGTAGTATTATTTTTAATATTTTTATAGTTTAGATGAGCACATTTTGTATATAATATATATTCTTGTATTAATGATTGTTTTAATTTTTTGACTTTTTCTTTAAGTTCTTTTATTTTCATTTGAGAATCATACTTAGTGTTTTTATAATTATTCAATTCTTCTTCTAAATCTTTTATATTTTTTAATAAATCTTTTAAATCATTATTCAAAGTTTTAAATTCTTCTTTAGAATATGAAGATTTTGACTCGCTTAATGATGTTTTCTTTGCTTTATATTCGGTTTTCATATTTTTAATTTTAATTTTTATAGATTCAATTTGCTCCTCTACATCTTTTGCAAGATTATGAACTGTTGTATTTAAATAAACCGCATCTCTTAATTCTTCATTTTCAATATGTGTCATTAATATTGGAACATTAATCATTATAGGTTGTGCAAATTGCGTTGGATCTTTCTCTCTATTTAAATAACTAATAAGTCCAGTTAATTTATTTGCTATAAGTTTAACTCCATTAGTACTTAATATATTCTCAGATGTCATAAATTGTTTCTTAAATTCTTCTTTATTTGTGGTTATTTTATCAGACTCATGCTCTATAAAAAGATTAATTAAAGAAAATAATTCAAGAGGACTATTAGTAAAGGGAGTAGCAGTCATAATTAATAATTTACATGAATTAGTGCCTGATACTTTATAACTATTGCTTATTAATCTCTCCATAACTTCCGTATTTGGACGCTCCGATGCTTTCAAATCACCACCATATAATTTATGTGCTTCATCTATTATTATAAGAGTTTTTTTTAATATGTCTGTTGAACCATTTCTCTCAAGTAATATATCATAAATTTTGTTTTTTCCAGCTAATAAATTGCTAAATTGTTTATATGACATAGGTTCTAACCAACTTTGCGATAGTAATTTTTTACGATCATTTATATTATCAGGAATAATTAATCCTTTTTCAATCTCATCTAATATTATTGTATGACATATTTGGTCAAAAATATTTTTCCAAACATCGCTCTTTAAAGTGGTGCGCGTGACCCATAATATTGAATAACCTTGTCTCTCAAAACTTGTTGTTGCTGTTGCAACGCCAGTACAAGTTTTACCTGTTCCCACTGAATGCCATAATAAAAGTCCTTTATAAGGCGAATCAGGAGTAAAATAATGTGTTATAAATTTTTGTGTTGGATTTAATTCGATTTTATTAGCATTAGCATTAGCATTAGCATTAGCATTAGCATTAGCATTTGGTAAGCATTTATTTTCTATAACTATTTTTTCCCAAATAAATTCTTTGCTATAATAAGTTTTTTTTATGTAATCTCTCATTTTAGTAAAATTAAATTGCGAAGATTTTTGTTTTCTTGAAGATTTATTAGAGTTCAAAGAATTTGTAATTAATTTATAAGATTGGTTATGCTTTTTGCCTTTATATAACACTAATGGATATGTAATATTAGTAGCAACATTAGTATCATCATCTATTTTTAATTCTAAAGCATTTAATTCATTTTTCATTGCTTGTAAATTTTTAGTATTTTCAATAATATCTGGAATTTTAGTATAGCGTTTTGCCCATTCAAAATTTAGTTGAGAGCAATATTTATTGTCCAAATTTTTCATATAATCGCATAAAAATTGACGCTTATTTGATTTATTAGTAGTCAATAATTTACTAGGATGTTTATATTTTTTAAATACATATATCATAAAATCCACACTTATAGGTATATCATTTGTATTTTTTTTACCACATTTTCCATTACATTTAATATAATCTATTTTGAAAAATTTGGATTTTGCATTTGGATTTTTATATTTATTAGCACCACCACCCATTAAATAAAAATCACCACTCATAAATTCATTATTTAAGTCGGCAACATTATGCATATTTTGTGTTAATTCGTAATCAACTGCTAACATGGGTGCTAAATTATATAATTGTTCTGATAGCGAATTCATTGCTTTATCATATGTACTATAATTTAAAGTAGCATCATTATATTTTTCCATATTTTTAAATAACACTACTTCTTCATCATTTGGTTCATCCTCATCATACAGTAATGCTTTGTTAGTATATAGTGAACTACTTACAATAGTTGGCACTGTTAAATAATAATTATATACATATAAAGGCCACCCAATATTTTCTTGAAATGCTAATCCTTTTTGACCACAAGTTCTTGTGGCACGCCCTATTGTTTGCTTTAAATCAGCAATAGTTAATGATGGTTCAAAAATATGAACATATTTTACATCAAATAAATCAATTCCTTCTTTAAAACCGCTATCAAAAATTATTAATCTAACATTTTTTCCATTTATATTTGCTGGACGTTCATTAAATGTTTTTAAAACTTCTCTTTTGATTTTTTCAGTAAAAGTGGCATCATAAATACTATTTGAACATAATAGTGCAAAATTCTTATAATTAGAATTTTGAACATCTAAATATAAGTTTTGTTTTTGTTTTTTCCCTTTTTTTGCTTTAATTATATTATTGTAACCGTTTGCTTGAAATGCTGATGCTATTATTTTTGCCCCATAACCACCTTCTTTTACATCTGAAAATATGAAATGTTTGAATTTATGACCGTGATTTACTTCATCTTGAGCATCTAATTCTTTAATATTATTTAATAATTGCATCATTTTAGGCGAAGCCTCCGCTAAGTCTAGATTTAATTTATTTGGATCATATATTGACTTGTCAAATTTATGATAACCAACAATTTTACTAAAGTTAGCTGTTTTTCGCATACAACTAAATAATCTTGCTCTTGTGGCTCTGAATGTGCTTTTATATTTTGCATATTTTGCGCTTTTATTTTTTTGATGTGTTTGATTGTTTGTTGGAGATGTCGTCAAATTACAAAATTCATTATTTTGATAGCATTCTAATATTTTATTAAAATCATCACTATTAATAGTGCCTCCTTTATCTGGATGATTTATTTTTAACCATTTTCTAGTTATGGATTTATCACTTAAAGATTTACCATCAAATTTATATTTACACATTAATTTTTTGCAAGACATACTAATTATATAGTAGCAATATTAATACTTATTAAAAATGATAAAAAAATAATTTAATAAGAAATTAGGTTAATAAATTATTAATCTTATAAATTGTAAATGAGTTACACTTTATTAATAGTAGAATCACCAGCAAAATGTGGAAAAATAGAGAAATTCTTGGGAAGCAATTATAAAGTTATTGGTTCATATGGACATATTACACATCTCTCAAATTTAAATCAAATTGATTTTAAAAATAATTATAAACCAAGTTTTAATATTATTGAAACGAAGAAATCTCAAATTAGTAAAATGCGTAAAGCAATTAATGAAGCCAAAGAAATTATATTAGCAACAGATGATGACAGAGAAGGCGAAGCAATTGCTTGGCACATTGCCGAAGTATTTAAATTAAATATATCAACTACTAAACGCATCGTTTTTCATGAAATTACTGAACGGGCAATTAAAAATGCTATTGCCAATCCAAGAACAATTAATTTAAATTTAGTTTATGCTCAACAAGGTCGTCAAATATTAGATTTAATTGTAGGTTTTACTATGTCACCATTATTATGGAAACACATAGTTTCAAATACTAAAAACGCTTTAAGTGCAGGACGTTGTCAAACTCCAGCACTGCGACTAGTATATGATAATTATAAGGAAATTAAAGAATCGCCTGGAAAATTAAGTTTTAATAGTATTGGTTATTTTACTAGCAAAAATATTCAGTTTACATTAAACATAAATCATGAAACTCATGATTGTATAAAAGATTTCTTAGAGCAAAGTAAACAATATAAACATATGCTAACTAAGGCAAAAGAACGTGAAACTATTAAAAATCAGCCAATACCTTTCACTACATCAGGACTTCAGCAATCAGCAAATAATTTAATGCATATTTCTCCAAAAGAAACAATGGAATTAGCACAAAAATTATATGAAGGTGGATATATTACATATATGAGAACAGATTGTAAAGTATATAGTGAAGAATTTATTGAAGAAAGTAAAATCTATATAATGGAAAAATATAAACCTGAATATATTAATCCAGAAATTAATAAATTAATTCAAAACAAAGATAGTGCTAAAGATGCAAATATTAATGCAAATATTAATGCAAATATTAATGCAAATATTAATGCAAATGAAAAATCAAAAAAAGTAACAAAAGATGCTTCAGAAAATAACGCACAAGAAGCACACGAAGCAATACGACCCACTTGTATTAGTGTTGAAAATGTAGATAATGAAGAAACATTTACTGCAAAACATAAAAAATTATACAAATTAATATGGTCAAATAGTTTAGAAAGTATGATGGCACCAGCGCTATATAAACAATTAGTTATAAATATTAGTGCGCCACACGATGCTCAATATAAGTATTGTGCTGAAGAAAATATATTTCTCGGTTGGAAAGCAGTGCTCGGACAAGAAGAAGAAAAATATTATGATTATTTTAAAAATATTAAAGAAGATGTAGTTAATTATAAAAAGATTACGTGTAAACAAACACTTAAAGAATTAAAATCTCATTATAGCGAAGCGCGATTAGTTCAGTTATTAGAGCAAAAAGGTATTGGTCGTCCATCAACTTTTTCATCATTGCTAGAAAAAATTCAAGAACGAAATTATGTTCTAAAGCAAAATGTAGAAGGAAAAAAATTGGAAGTTATAGATTATGTTTTATTAGAAACTAACATTATTGAAGAAAAAGGAACAAAAGAATTTGGAAATGAGAAAAATAAATTAGTAATAACACAAATGGGGATATTTGTAATAGAATTTTTAATTAAATATTTTAATGATTTATTTGACTATAATTATACAAAATCCATGGAAGATGAATTGGATAATATAGCACAAGGGAAAAAGAAATATTATGAATTATGTGATGAATGTAATAGTTTTATTACTTCATTAATAAATTCCAATAATTTAATTAGCAAATGCGATTCAAATTTGGAAAATGGAGAGAAATTAGAGAAATTAAATATAAAAATAGATGCTAAACATACATATTTAATAGGAAAAAATGGACCCATAATTAAATTTGCTAAAGAAGACGGAACTCTTGGATTTTATGGGGTTAAAAAAGATATAAATATAGAAAAACTTAAGAGCGGCGAATACAAATTGGAAGAACTAATAGAAACAAATGAAGAAACTACTAAATTATTAGGAGTTTATAATGATGAAAATGTGTATTTAAAAAATGGTAAATTTGGTTATTATTTAGAATGTGGACAACTACGCAAATCTCTCAAAACAATAAAAATAAATGTTCCTTTTAAAGAAATTAAAATAGATGATGCACTAACAATATTAAAAGATTGCGACTCCGAAGCAAATAGTTTAGTTCGTAGGATTTCAAACGATCTTTCAATTAGAAAAGGTAAATATGGAGATTATTTATTTTATAAAACACCAACTATGA